TAAACATCTCAAATCAGAGATCAAAGAACTGCATCACATCTTGCGTGAAACGCAGATTGCTTTAGCGCAAGCCAATGTCATCCTTAACAGCCGAACTGAGCCTTTGACTGATGAGCGTATATACACGCTGTATAAACGTAGCCTTGACTGGAGACAGTTGGCTAGAGACATAGAAGCTGAACACGATATTCTTTAGCAAAAAAAAGGGAGTCCGTAGACCCCCTTGTAAGACAACTGCATAGCAATTATGCCATACGTTTCCAGATCAAGCCGTCTTCGTCTTCGTACAATTCGCCGATTTCGTATTCTTCGTATTCTTCTTCTTCTTCGTACTCAACGTCTGCATCGTCTTCATCGTTGACTTCTTCATCGCACTCATCATCAAACAAGTCTTCGCTCAACTCGTAATCAGCAGCCCAACCGAACTCTTTTTGGAACTCGATGAATTCATGGATGACTTGAGCTTTCTCAAAATCCATTGTCTCGATAACCACTTTTTCTTCGTCCATCCAATCGTATTCAGCAATGCTAATTTCTAGCTTAATCATGTCAATCCCCTTGTTATGGCACTATTGCCAAGGAAAATCTTAGCCTAAGTCTGTGACAAATCAAGTCATTTATCCAAGAAGAAGATCAGGGCAACTATAGCAATTAGTGTTAATACTCCACCAGCCACCATAATAAGTAGAATACTAAGTATGTTACTTAACACCTTTTACCTCCCATTCACGCTCGTTGCGTCCAGACTTAGATTTGACTGTGCGTCCTGTCAGACAAATCAACCCCATGTTGTGCAACTCGTTTAAACGCCTTGCAACCTGATTTGAGTCCAACCCGCTATGTTGGGCTATCCCGTCTTTTCCAAGCGCACCATGAGCCTTTAAACAGTCCACAATGATGCTGAAGTGCTTGGATGCCAAGTCTTTAGCTGAATCTGCTGCTTCATAGCTGGTTACGGGGTCAGAACATCTAACCCGATTGAAGATAGGTAGGTCAAAGAACTTCTTTACACCGCCACCAAAATGTGTGTCATCTAAACTCATATCAACTCCTATTTAAAAATTTACTCCAAACAAAACCACCGCCAACTTTTGCTACAAATTGCAATGCAACAATTTCAGGCATCAGTCCTCCAAAAGCAATAGTTGGAAAAACTACTGAATCAACAGCAGAGCCAGCAACATTTGACCCATTGGCACGAATCATCCACTCTTTATGTTTTAGGTATTGGTAAACTAGTGAATCAGCCACCATTGACAAGCTAAATGCCGCCAATGAAGCAAAAGCAATCATGCCTGTTGCTGGATTAATGGCATAAGAGACAACACTTGCTGTTGCGATTAACCCACCCATCTTGATAGGCAACTTATCACCCTCCCAAAGATCGTGCAATTTATCCCTCAAGGACAAGTCTAGGCCAATCAAAACAAAAGCATTGATAAGGCTAAACCAAACGCCAAGCCATGCAACCAACAGATTTGCGGCGACCAGTGCAGCAATGTAAATTCCAGCGTAAATCATATTAAGACTCCTTGTTCGACTTGATGAAAACTCCAAACAGGTGGCGCATTGTGTGCCTCAATCCTGCTTCTCATGACTTGAGCTCTTGCTTCTTTGGTTGGTGGTGGATAGTTTCCATGCTTCCACTTTCCATCCATTCCGACATTGCGAGCTATATTGGTTGAATCAGCACTAGCAAATGGCAGTTTTGTAAAGATTGCAGGGTCTAACATTCTGAGTCCATGCAACTTGCAAGATGGCCTACCTTGGTCATCACAAATAACTCTCATTGCTTGACCGATCTTTGACCACCATTGAAAAGTACCAATCGTAGAAAACTCTCCTGAACTTCCAATACAAACCCTAACGTAAGTATTGGCTAGTTGCTCAAGACGCTCCAAGGATTCGTGCATATGCCAGACAGGTGCGCCAAACCATAATGGCAATGGGTTGTCCCGCAGCAGGGCATCGTTGTCTTCCTCTGCACCATCAATAACATCAGGCAAAACAGCAAAGTCGCAAGAAGGTACTTTCTTTAGATTCAGTGCCCAATCGTAGAAAGGTTGCCAATTTGTGATTGGGTTTCCTGATTTCCATGCGCTAAATGCACCATTGTCAATTGCAAATGTCTGACAAACATCTATTGCTGTTGATAGTTGATCTGGATGCGCAAAAGATACAAACGCATGACCAGCTTGAACGGCATAGTTGGCTACAGGTGTTGGTGTTATCGGAAGACCGTGATAATGAATCATATTCACTCCTGTTAAGTTAGCGGGTACTCACTTACGCTTTCCCCATTGAATCACATCAAAAAGGGATGTCCTCATCCATATCTTCAATTTTCTTTGAAGACTTAACTGGTGCTTGGGCTTGTTCTTCTTTAGGGCTGAGAGCCAGACCCATGAACTTGCCGTTCTTGCCTTCTTTAATCCATGCTGAGAGCCAGAATTCCTGACCATCAACCCGAATGTTGCCCTTGTAGTCAGGGTGGTTGTCTTTTTCTTTCTTGTCGTTCTTAAACAAGACACCTGAGTTATCACGCTGTTCCATATTTACACCTTAATTTCATTGAGTTTTTTAACTTTGTCATCCACTTCCGCAAGAAACTGGATAACCTCTTTTTCGAGTTGTGCAATGTAGTCATCATTGCGCTCGATTCTTTTGATGAACAACTGAAGATGGCTAGGCATTCGTGGGTCAAAACTCACAAAGTCGCACCAACTTCTGTCTGCACATCGCATCTGCCACTGCATCTGGTCATAGTATTTCTTGGCTGGTTCTTCACCCAAAACAGTGTCTATGTGTGTTGCAGTGTTGGGACACTTGATCTCCAGGCATCCATCGTCACCCACCAAGCCATCAGGAGAGGCGGCAGACATGGGAATGCTTGGATGGTCAATAGCACCTACCTGATCGACCATATTGCCTGTCTTGGCTTCGTATGCGGCACGAGCAAAGGGTTCGTTCTCAGTACCCCATTCCATCGCAGCATTTGAGTAGGATTCAGCAACAGTCTGAGTCATGCGTTCCACGACCAACTGAGCCATGTAGTTAGTTCTGCTGGTGCTGTAGCCTGTCTTTGTCTTGGCAACAATGTCAGAGATACGAGAGGCAGTGGCTTTTCCGCAACGCTGTGCAAACCATTCTGGCGAGCCTTGTTCAACTTCACTCATTTCAACGCTCCTTTACGCTTTTCCTTGGCATCAATCACTTTCTTTTGCCAACCCTTATCAGAACCGCAAGCAGAGTAAGCAGCAGTGTAGACATTCTTCAATTCATCCATTGTTGAAGCCGCATCAATAGCCGCCAAGTGGTCAATCATTGTGTTTACATCAATGTCAGAGCCAGATTCACCTTCAGGCAAGTCTTCTCCAGCATAGATGTACAAGCCCAAGCCATGCAAAGACAACGCCTTGGTCATACAGCGCATGATGGCTGTATTGACTGCAAATGCGTCAGGGTTCAATATAGCTTTATTGCGATAATCCATCACTGGAAGTTGGCAAGTCACTGGTTTGTTAAACAGTGTGACTGTTACAAACACCATTGCCGTGCCGTTGATGTCCATGTAGCACTTGCCATTAAACAACTCAACCTCATAAACGGCGGCAGGGTCTGCCTTTAGTGCTTCAGCCCAGGCCCACGCCCACGAAAGGTAGGTAAGGTTGGCCTTTTTCTCTGTATGCTCATTGACGTTCTTGTTGAGCAGCATTAACACCTGTTCTTTATTCATCTTCACTCCTGTTTGGTAATGTCATTTACGATTTGTTGTGCTTCTTTGTTTACTGCCCACATTCCTAGAAGCGTTAGGTCGCTGTGGATTGCCATAAGTGGCTGAACAAATCCTTCGTAGTCATTGTTCAAACACTTATTCGACAACTTCTTTGTATTCTGCTCAATCCGCATAAGGATGGTTGAGTAGTCAAACATTTGTTTCTCCTTGATCTGTCTTTTTCTGTTCAGTGATGGTTTTGCAGATAGAGAATTGGGTATCAAAATCAAAGTCTCGCAATTTGAAGAACTCGCCAGAACACTCGCAGAGCTTTGAAAGGGTCGCTTTAGGCTTTGTACAAAATTGGCAAAAATATTCATCTTGATTGTTCTCCAGAAAATTAGCTATTGAATTTTTTGTTTTCATGATTCACTCGTTGTAGATTTTTCTTCACGCAACAGCCAAAATTTGCGTAGCTGATTCAATTCCTCATCATCATCAATCCAAGGTGTTTGAACCTCGCCATGAATTTGCAACTCTGCCAAACGTGCAATTTTAGCGTTTACACGCCGTTGAAGCAGCACCAAAGCATCGATCCAATCGCCGTGCTTGATGGCCAGGGGAATGGCAGTAGACCCTTGTATAGCGTCCATGATGTCGTCATCGTTTAGCTCTTGCAGAGCCGCCCACTTTGCTTGTTGAATATCCTCTTTATGATTTGCAGAGACGATCATATTTTTTCCTCTTTTCTTTCTTGAGTCGTTTACACGCTTTTTCCATCGCATCTGCCTTACCCTTGGCTTGCAGTTGAGATGGCGTTAATGGGGTTGTACGAGCCTCCAGATGGGCATTGATGCTGATGGACAAGCCAACCAACAACAACACCCTACCAAACGCTTGTGCGTAAGTCATAGTGACTTGGCGTATTTGCGAGCAATGGCTTCGCACTGGTCTTGTTCGTCAGTGGACATCTCGTCTGTCACATCTTTACCAGTCTCATCGTGGGCTTCCCACTCAAAGTCTAGGTAATGCGTTGCATTGTCATAGTCGTACCAAGTAAGATAAACCTTGACTTCTGTCTCCAAGGTATCGCTGTAAAAGCCTTCGATGAATTCCATGTTTACACCTTTCTGTTGTTGGAATCTGTATTGTCATACACAATGATTGTGATGATATAGGGACTTTCCCTAATTGTCAAACAGTATGACACTATACA